TGTGGTCCCTGCAAAACTCTCTAAAGTTAATTGTCACGTGAATGGATCCAGAAGGAGAGACAAGCTTATAGAAAAAGCCTTTCGACCCCGCGTTTAGACTTGCTGAAATCCTAGAGCGGCGCTGACGCTCTTGATCAGGAGTGCGAATTTTCGTCAAATCACCATTCCAACAAAAGCCGGACGATGTTTGCTTGGCTTGGTTTGCAAAGTGCGGATTTTTAGCCACATCATAAAAATTATGCAGCAAGATTTCATTTTCAAGAGCCTCTTCTGCTGTATTAAAAATACCGAGAATAATTTTCTGCGTTGGATTAAAAGTTTTGTCCCTGAAACTGCCCATGTAGCGGTCCTCGTCGGGAGACACTTTAGATGAGCGCTTGCCAATATAGCCTCGTCCCCACTCCTCGTATGAGTAGTAGACGTAATGCCAGCGCCTTTCCATAGTCAGTCCTGAATAGCTGTACAAATCATAGACGATGTTTGTTGGTAAAGTTAATATATGGACACCTTAAACGGCTTCCGTTACGACGTTTCCACCATCCAGAACTACACGTTCACGGATGAGGGCTATCTGCGCGTTAAAGCGCGGATAGCTCGCACTGGTATTCAGTCTTACACGGACGCGAACGGAGGCGTCCGCTTGGAGTACAGACCCGAAGATGAAGTGGCTGCCGCTGAGGCGCTAGACAGTTTTCGGGAGAAATGTGTCACCAAAGAACACCCTCCGGTGCTTCTTGACGCATTGAACACAAAAGACTACGCAGTTGGTTTTACCAGCGCGGATGTCTCCTACTCCGATGGCTTTGTTGAAAGTACCCTGACTGTCACTGACAAAGAGACCATCGACTCAATTATGCGCGGAGACGTGCGTGAAGTGTCGTGTGGTTACAGGGTGGACTATAGCCCCGAGCCAGGAATTACTCCTGATGGCCAACATTACGATGGCATTCAGCGAAACATTCGTGGTAATCATGTTGCTATTGTCAACAGGGCTAGAGGTGGGGCGCAAGTGCGTCTCATGCTTGATTCAGCGGATGCCGCTGTCGAAGACCTTCTATCCTCTACAGGAGTAAAAATGACCGCCAACATTGCGTTTGACGGCGTTTCGTATGAGGCTGATGCAGCTCTTGCTGCTGCTATCGCTGCCGAGCGTGAAGACGCGAAAGGTAGCTACGCCGATATGAAGCGTCAATATGAAGATGCCATGGCACAGGCTGAAAAGCTTAAGTCTGAAATGGACGCCATGGAAAAGGAAATGAAGGGCAAGTGTGATTCCGCTGAGGGTCGTGCTGATGCTCTGGCTGAGCAAGTGGAAGAGCTTTCCGCTGAACTGGCTGCTGCCAAGGAAATCAATCTTGATTCCATGGTGGAAGAGCGCGTTGCTCTCATTGAAAAAGCTAAGCCCGTTCTTGATGCAGCTTATGCTTTCGCTGGCAAAACTGCCCGTGAAGTGATGGTTGATTCCATCAAGGCAGTGCGTGGTGACGAGCTTGATCTTTCCGAGAAGAGCGACGACTACGTGCAAGCAATGTTTGATACTCTCGCTGAGGGTCGCAAAGATTCTGCTACCACTGACGAGCTGCGCAAAGCCGTAGCTTCCATTGCTTCTCCCGTTTCTGCACCTTCGTCCTACATGGACATGCTGCAGAATGCTTGGAAGAAGCCCCTTTCCATCTCTAAGGAGGCTAAGTAATTATGGCCGTAACTTTCTCTGCTTCGGGCACCGCCTCCGCTGGTGGCGTGCAACAGGCTTATGCCCTGCAGCACGACGCACTGCTGGAAGGTCAACTGTCTGACATTCGCGACAACACCATTAGCACTCAGCTCAACGAGACTGGCGCTGTTGTACCTTTCGGCAATCTGGCTGTGTACAACACTGCTGGTACTGTTGCCAACTCTGCTACCACCATTTCTGGCGTTTCTGACACTGTGCTGGGCGTTAACGTCCTCACCTATGTTGATGAAACCGCCCTCGACAGTAACAACCGTCCTGGCGTGAAAAATCAGCAAGCCATGAACGTGGCTAACGAAGGTGCAGTGGCCGTCTACGTTACCGGCGCTGTTACTCCCGCATCGCCCGTGCGTGTGCTGTATTCCGCTAGTGGCACTGGCAAGGCTGGTCAGTTCTCCCATGCTTTCGCATCGGGCCGCACTGTGCGCCTCGCTAACGCTCGTTTCCTCACCTCCACCACTGGCAGCGGTCTCGCTGTTCTGGAGCTGAATGGCCCGAGCTTCACCCTCTCTGCTGATTCTTGATAGGAGGCTCTTAACAATGTCTGAATTCCGTATGGATGATGCGGGCCTGTTCCTTGAGCGTCAGCTTGAGTACATTCGCCCCCAAGTTTTTGAAGTGCAGTATGCGGATATTAAATATCCCACTGTGCTGCCCGTCACTGCTGAAGCTGGTCCTGGCGCCCAGACCTTCACCTATCGCATCATGGACTCCACTGGTGAGTTCCGTCTGATTGCAGACGCTGCTGATGATCTGCCCCGCGCTGACATCAGTCAAGTGGAGAAGAGCATCAACATTCGTTCCTTTGGTGGTAGCTTCGGTTACACCGTGCAGGAACTGCGTGCTGCTCAAATGGCAAACATCGCTCTGGAGCAGCGTCGTGCTGCTGCTGTGCGCCGTGCCTATGAAGAGAAAGTGGAAAGCCTTGCTTTCTTCGGCGAAAGCTCTGTTGGTCTCGCTGGTTTCTTCAACAACTCCACTGTGGATGTGGTTGCTGCCGACAAGTGGTTCACCACTGCTGGCACCACTGCCCAAGAAATGCTTGAGCTGCTGAACTATGGCGTGACTGCCATCATCAATGGCTCCAAGATGAAGGAACAGCCCGACACCATTCTGCTGTCCTACGCGGATTACAACAAGATCAGCACCACTCGTAATTCCGATTCTTCGGACGTGACCGTGCTGGAATACTTCCTGCGTACCAACCCCTACATCCGTAACGTTGAGCCCATCAACCAGTTGGAAGCTGACAACAGCGTGCTGAACACTGACCGTATGGTTGTGTACAAGCGCGATCCTGAGAAGGTGCAACTGCACATCCCTCAACCTCTTGAGCTGTTCCCGCCTCAACAGCGTGGTCTGGAATTCATCGTTCCTGCTCATGCCCGCGTGGGTGGCGTTGCTCTGTACTATCCCAAGAGCATGATCTACGTGCAGGCTTCTGCCTGAGGATAGTTAATCAAGAAGAGGGGCGTTAAGCTATTAGCAATTGTTTCTCTTGAACAATGCTGATTGCTTATCGTCCCGAACTTGAAAATCCCCCTCGTGATGCAGGGTTTGGCATTATTACCAAGAGCGGGCTCATTCAACTGACGCCTGGTCTTAATCAGGAAATTCCTGATGAGAAATGGAAGGAAGCGAAGGAAAATGGTACTGTCAAGAAGCTTCTTGCTATTGGCGCCATTGAAGAAATGAAAGAACAAGTGATGGTAGAAGACCTGCCTGAAAATGTTCAAAGCCTTAGCGAACTTCCCCTCACGCAAGCCATTCGCGCCATTGAACTCATCCATGATCCAGATCGTTTGGGAGATTGGAAAAAAATTGAAGGGCGCGTCCGCGTGAGGAATGCCATTGCAAAGCGCGTTGAAGCTATTCGCATTGGGAAAGCCTGATTATGGCAGTCACCTACGCAAGCTTTCTTGAGCGCTTTCCTGAGTTCAGTCCACATCCATCTGGAATTGTCAATGGCGCCATTTCAGAAGCTGCTTACGATGCTTCTAGCGATGTGTTTGGGGATCAAACTGATAGGGCAGTAAAGTTCCTTGCTGCCCATATCATTGCCATTCAACTTGCTCAAATGGGCATTCAAATTGGTGCCACTGACGGCAAAGTATATGGTGAGGGGCTTGATGCCACTCAATACGGTCAGGAGTTTAAACGAATGACCAACAATCTTCCTCTTTCTTCTGTTGGGTTTGTCGTGTGAGCAATTTCCTGGAGCCACTTGCAAATGCCACTTTGGTGTTTAGTGTGGCTTCGGGCTATGCGCTTGACAGCGAAACTGGC